TGGCGCCGGAATGGCGGACGGCATTGAGGCCTCCGCCGACGCTGACCGTGAGCGAGTGGGCAGATCGCGAGAGGAGGCTTAGCCCGGAGGCGAGTGCCGAGCCGGGGCGGTGGGATACGTCGCGTGCAGAGTATCAGCGTGCGATCATGGATGCGGTTGCTGACCCGTCCGTCCATACAGTTGTCATCATGTCATCGGCACAGGTGGGCAAGACTGAGGTCATCCTTAATGTCCTCGGTTTCCACATCGATCAGGATCCGGCGCCAATACTGATGCTCCAGCCGACGCTCGATATGGCGCAGGCATTCAGCAAGGACCGTCTCGCACCGATGGTGCGGGATACGCCGGCACTGCATGGCAAGATTAAAGAGGCCCGTAGCCGAGACAGTGGCAATACCCTGCTGCACAAGGCGTTCCCGGGCGGTCATGTCACGATGGCCGGCGCCAACAGCCCGAGCTCGCTGGCGTCGCGACCTGTTCGGATCGTGCTATGCGACGAGGTCGATCGGTATCCGGCGAGCGCAGGCACGGAAGGTGATCCCGTCACGCTGGCGCGCAAGCGATCCACGACGTTCTGGAACAGGAAGCTTGTCTTGACCAGCACGCCGACGATCAAGGGGCAGAGCCGTATTGAGGCGGCTTATGGCGAGAGCGACAAGAGGCGGCTGTGGGTGCCATGCCCGCACTGTGACGAACATCAGGTGCTGCGTTGGAGCCAGGTGCGATGGCCGGAAGATCGACCGGATGCGGCGCAATATGCCTGCACGGAGTGCGGCGCGCTCTGGACGGATGGCGAGCGCTGGCAAGCGATCCGTCGGAGCGAGTGGCGGGCCGAAGGGGAAAGTCACGGGGTCGCCGGGTTCCATTTGAACGAGCTGTGCTCGCCTTGGGTAATGCTGTCCGACATGGTCTCAGCCTTCCTCGCTGCGAAAGGGGACCCGGACAGGCTGCGTGCCTGGGTGAACACCTCGCTTGGGGAGACATGGGAAGAGCGCGGCGAGACTGTCGCGGCCGAGGGCATCGATGCGCTGCGCGAGTCCTATGGCCCCGAGGCATTGCCGGATGATGTCCGGGTCATAACAGCTGGCGTGGATACGCAAGGCGACCGACTCGAGGTTGAGTTTGTCGGCTGGGGCGAGGGGGAGGAAAGCTGGGGCGTCGAATACCACGTCCTCTATGGCGATCCGGCACAGCCCGCCGTGTGGGAAGATCTCGATGCTCTGCTGCTCCAGTCATGGGAAACAGAAAGCGGCCGGACAATACGCCTGTCGAGCGCCGCGATCGACTCCGGCGGGCATCACGCCGAGGCGGTTCTGAGTTTCTGCCGGGCGCGGTTCCGGCGGCGGGTTTATGCGATCAAAGGGCAGGCAGGACAAGGAAAGCCGGTCTGGCCACTGCGGGCAAGCCGGACAAGAACCCGGGACAATGTGTTCATGGTCGGGGTCGATACGGCAAAGGACGCGATCTACTCGCGCCTCAAGATCGAGGAGCCCGGCCCCGGATATTGCCACCTGCCCGCCGACCCAAGCACCGGATATGACCGGGACTGGGCCGAGCAGGTTACGTCCGAGCAGAGGATGACCCGCTACCGTGAGGGCCGGCCCTATAGCGTTTGGGTTCTGCCCGGCGGCAAGCGGAATGAGGCGCTTGACTGTCGGGTTTATGCATACGCGGCCCTGAAGGCGCTGCCGAAGGGCATCGCGTTGCCTGCGCAGCCGCGTCCGGCGCCCCAGCCCCAGCGCCAACCGGTCGGGATCGCCCCCGACGGCTGGCTTGATCGGCGAGACAATTGGTTCTGAGGGTTTGCAATGGCGCTTGCGAAGGAAATTGCGGCCCTCGAGGCTGCAATCAGGCGGGGCGTGCGCTCGGTCCAGTACGACGGACAGAGCGTCCAATACCAATCACGCGACGACATGATTGCAACTCTCCGCGCAATGAAGCGGGAGGCCGGCATGATGACGGGCGGCAGCGCAGTCACCTATCCCGCTTTTGAGAAGGGCACCGAATGAACCTTCTTGACCGGGCCGTGATGGCGGTCGCGCCAGCGTCGGGGTTGCGCCGCATCCGCGCCCGTCGTGCAGCGAGCATCCTGGCCAATTACGACGCTGCAACGGGCGGCAGGCGGTCAAGATCGTGGCGGCCGACCGGCACGGATGCAGATGCCGCGTCACGACGGCGAGCACGGCTGGCGTTCGTGTCCCGAGACATGATCCGCAACACGCCACTGGCAGGCCGGGGGCGAGATGTCATCGTCAACAACACTGTTGGTGACGGGATCATCCCGAGCGTTGATGCTCCGTCAGAGGCAACTAAGGCACGGTTTCTGGATCTGGTTATCAGTCATCTGGACACGACAGATATCGACGCGAATGGGCTTCTGAACCTCTACGGGCTGCAACGACTCGCACTCTCAACAGTGGTCGAGTCTGGCGAGTGCCTGGTCCGCCTCCGCCGGCGGCGCTTGTCGGATGGGTTGTCTTTGCCGTTCCAGGTCCAAGTGCTTGAGCCGGACTATCTGGACAGCTCGCGGGACAGCATGACGACCAGTGGCGGCGCTCGGGTGTTCGAGGGGATCGAGTATGACGCGATCGGGCGCCGCGTTGCATATTGGCTGCATGATGATCACCCGGGCTCGGCACATGGCTGGCGACTTCCACGCTCTCGGCGCGTGCCGGCATCCGAGGTCATCCACCTGTTCCGGCAGGATCGGCCGGGGCAGATGCGCGGCGTGTCCTGGTATGCGCCTGTCGCTCTGACCTTGCAGGATCTGCGTGACTATTTCGACGCGCAGCTCATGAAGCAGAAGATCGGGGCATGCTTCGCAGCGTTCCGCGTAGAACCGGATGCTGTATCGGATGACGTGGACTCGACGATGCCGACATCGCTGGCCCCCGGCGCGATCTTCAAGCTCGGCCCCGGCGAGGATGTTCGCTTCGCCAGCCCTCCGAAGATGGACGACAACAGCTTCGTCCGCGATTGCGTCCGTGAGGTCGCGATGGGGCTTGGCATAACCTATGAGAGCTTCTTCGGGGATTTGAGCCAGGTCAACTATTCATCCGCCCGCATGGGGCGGCTGGAGATGGACCGCAATATTTCCTCTTGGCAGTGGCTGATGCTTGTTCCGCAGATGTGCGACCGCATCGCCGATTGGATGCTCGAGGCGTGGAATGTCCTCGAGCCAATGCGCGACTTGCGGCGCGCGCGTATCACCTGGACGCCACCGGCGCGGATCATTGTCGATCCGGCAAGAGAGATCCCCGCCATGCGGGAGAAGGTTCGCGCAGGCTTTGCAAGCTGGCAGGCCGAGGTCCGGTCGCTTGGCTATGACCCGGAGACCGTCGCAGCAGAAATGGCCGAGGACAACATCCGCTTTGATACACTCGGCATCACTGTGACGAGCGATGCGCGCCAGGACACGCAGCCACGTTCGACAAGACCGGAGGACGCTGATGGAGAGTGAGATCGTGATTGGTGGGGACATCGTCCTGCATGGCTTCGTCGGCGACAGCTATATGGATGAGGGGTTCACTGCAAAGCAGGTCCTGAGCGCACTGGCGGGTACGCCGGGGGACGTGACCATCCGGCTCAATTCGGGTGGCGGGTTCGCAACTGATGGGGCCGCGATCTATGCGGCCATCAAGGCACATGCGGGCCATGTCACAATGCGCGTCGAAGGCATCGCGGCAAGCGCCGCCTCATTGATCGCGATGGCCGGTGACGAGGTCATCATGGCTGACGGCGCGATGATGATGGTCCACGACCCGAGCGGGCTGACGATCGGGACGGCATCTGATCACCGCCAGGCCGCTGGCGCCCTTGACAAGCTCGGTGAGAGCTACGCCAGCGTCTATGCGTCCAGATCCGGACTTTCCGAGGCGAGGGTCCGTGAGCTGATGCTGGCCGAGACCTGGATGACGGCGAGCGAGGCTGTTGGTCTTGGCTTTGCTGATCGTGGAGACGCCATCATTGAAGATGGTGAGGGTGCCGTCGCCGCATTCCCTTTCGAGATTTACGCCAACACGCCAGAGCGCCTTCGCGCCTTGGCGAACGAGAAGGGCTGGCGTGCCGCCATGCCCAAAACCGGGGCGCGCCCCCGTAACATGGAGGCCAGTATGGCTGACGAGCAGAAGGCGGCGGCCGAGTCGAATACCGCCGTGGTCGAGATCCCTCATCAGGCATCGGCGGATGCCCCGGTGATGAGCGCAGATGATATCGCGAAGGCCAGCGAGAGGGCAGTCGCTGCGGAGCGCCAGCGTGCGTCCGGCATCCGCCGGGCCGTCGCCGCAGCGCGACTGTCGCCGACGATGGCTGATGATCTCATCGACGAGGGCGTGTCTCTCGACGCCGCTCGCGAACGGATCATCAATGCCTGGGCGGATGCTGGCGATACGCATGAGTATGCGCCGCAGCCGACGGCGAGGGTGCTGGCGGACGCCACCGAGCGGCTGGCGGAAGGCGCCACCATGGCCCTGATGTCCCGCGCCGGGATGGAGGGCGGTGAGCGCAACGAGTTCAGTGGGATGTCCCTGCTCGAGATCGCCCGCGCCTCAATGGAGGCCCGTGGCGAGCGCATTCGCGCATCGTCCAAGCTCGAGGTTGCGGGCGCCGCGTTCGGCGTCCGCATGGCGGCCGGCCATTCAACGTCTGATTTTCCGGCGATCCTCGAGAACATCGCAAACAGGTCGATGCTGCGTGGCTTCTCCGAGCAGGAGGAGACTTTCGAGGCTTGGACGTCTGAGGGGTCGCTGCCCGATTTCCGGCAGGCAAAGCGCGTGGGCATCGATGCGTTCCCGGGCCTTGAGAAGGTCGAGGAAGGCGCCGAGTACACCTACGCGACTATCGGCGATCACGCCGAACCCATCGTGCTGGCAACCTATGGCCGCATGTTCAAGATCACCCGTCAGGCGATCGTGAATGACGACCTGTCAGCGTTTACTCGGATCCCGCAGATGATGGGCCGCGCCGCACGACGGACGGTGGGCACGCTTGCTTATGGGGTGCTTACCGGCAACCCGCAGATGTCGGACGGGACGACCCTCTTCCACGCCGATCACGGGAACCTCGCCGGGACGGCGGCCAAGCCGACGGTTGAGAGCATGGAGGCGGCCATCGCCGCAATGGCAACGCAGAAGGACCGCAGCGGGAACGCAACGGCGCTGAATGTTCGTCCTTCGTTCGTCCTCGCGCCCTACGCGCTTCGCGGCACCATCATGCAGCTTCTGCAGAGCGAGTGGGATCCATCCAAGTCGCAGCGGGCGGCGAACACGGTTCGGGGCGTGGTTGAACCGATCTTCGACGCACGCCTTGATGCCGATAGCGCGAAGGCCTGGTATCTGGCGGCATCGCCGATGGCCGCAGACACCGTCGAGATCAGCTATCTTGACGGTCAGAGCGCGCCCTTCCTCGACTCCGAGGAAGGCTGGAACGTCGATGGCGTGGAGTTCAAGGTGCGCATCGACGCGGCAGCGACTGCCCTCGCCTGGGAAGGCCTCTACAAGAACGCGGGCGCCTGAGCCTCGGCTGACGGGTGCGGCCGACAGGCCCCGCCCATCCACTTGAACGATTGAAAGGAGGGCCAGAGATGGCCAAGAACTATATCCAGCCGGGCGACAACATGACTGTTTCGGCTCCCTATGCTGTGTCCAGCGGCGACGGCGCCCTTGTCGGGTCACTGTTTGGCGTTGCGGTATCAGATGCCGACAATGGCGCGCCTGTTGTTCTTTCGACCACAGGCGTCTGGCGACTTGCGAAGACGAAGGCGCAGGCCTGGGCGGTTGGCGCACTCGTCTACTGGGACAATTCGACGAAGGTCGCCACCACGACCGGCACCGACAACAAGCTGATTGGCGTTGCGGCTGCAGATGCCGCCAACCCGTCTGACGCCGGCCTTGTCCGGCTGAACGGCGCCTTCACAGCCTGATCGTGAGCAGCGTGTTCGATGGCCTGCCCGACGTCTTTCTCGGCGCGTTCGGGCAGGCCGTCACCGTGCATCCGGCGGCCAATGTGATGCAGGAAATCCGCGTGATCTATCGGCGTGCAGGCGCTGTCGATCCGCTGGGCGAGTTCGGCGCTGTCACGCATCAGGCGACACTGTCTGTCGCGACTGAGGATGTGAGGGATATCCCGCTGGCGCCCGGCGATCTTGTCGAAATTGATGAATGCACGCTTTTCAGGTTGGCGGCGCCGGTTCCCGATGCGCACGGGATGACGACGTTCCCATTGCTGGCGGTGGACTGAAATGGCGCATGTCCGGGCACAGATCCGCAGCGCGTTCAAAGAACGGCTTACCGGCATCAAGGGCGTCCGCAAGATCGTCGGCATGCGAGCGCATGCGCTGGCCGACACCGAACTCCCGGCCCTCCAGGTCATCACGCCAGAAGAGGCGATCGAACCACTGGACGGTTCTGATATCGAGACCATGCGCCGCGTTACCGTGGATGTTATCGCCTTTGCGCTCGGTAATGATGGCGATGATGACACAATCGACGCGATTTCGGCGCAGGTCGAGACCCTGATAGGATCAGCATCTGGCGGAGTTTGGGACCGCTTGGTGTTGTGTTTCCCGGTTTCAGCCGATCTTGGTATCGGCGGTCCCGCCGAGCAGACACTCGTGATGCTGCGCACCCGCTTTCGCGTGCAGTTCAGCGCAGCAGATCCAGGAACCATAGGCGACGGCTGACCCCGATCGCCCGGCCTTTGAACCCGCGCTCTGGCCAGGCGCGCCCGGCTCGCCGTGATGGCGACCCAGCCCATAGATGGAGGCCACTATGGCAGCAGTCCGCGGCTCCAAGCTGCTGATCAAGCGCGGCGATGGCGAAGTCCCTGAGGAGTTCGAGACAGTTGGGGCTCTCCAGAGCTCGACGCTCTCGCTCAACGGCAACCCCATCGACGTGACGACCGCTGACGATGTCGATGCGAATGACGAGATCTGGCAGACGCAGATCAGCGGCCTGAAGTCGCTGAGTGTTAGCGGGACTGGAATCGGCAAGGACAAGCAGCCGATCCAGGATGTCTATGCCGACTTCGCCACCGGAACGATCACGAATTATGAGATCATCATTCCACACCTCGGCGTCTTCGAGGTTCCGATGATTGTCGGTGATATGGAGTTCTCCGGCCCGCATGATGGCGTGCTGGGCTTCTCCATTTCGCTGATGAGTGCCGGCGCGCCAGAGTTCACGAAGGAGAGCGGCTGATGCGCGGCGATGTGAAGGTGAAGGTCGAGGGCAAGGAGCATGTGTTGCGCCTGACCCTTGGCGCCATGGAGGAGGTTTCCGAGGTAGAGATGGCGCCTGCTGTCATCCTCGGCGCGCTTGAGAGTGGCGTCTACAACGCGAAGGAGCTTGGCGCGGTCCTGCGGGCCGGGTTGCGCGCTACAGGCGCAGAGATCAGCTCTGATGACCTGGTCTCGGCTCTTGGAGGCCTCGAGGCACGCAATGTCGCTATCCGCCTGCTGGCATCGTTCTTCGGAGTCGATGCCTCGGGAAACGCCGACGCCGCCGAGAAGCCAAAGGCCAAAGCCTCCGCTTCTCGATCGCGCCCTACATCAAAGCAGGGGGCATGATGGGGTGGCGGCCATCAGAGGTGAGGGAATGCACCCTCGCTGACTTCGAGGATGCGTTTGACGGCTGGCTGTCAGTGCAGGGCGTTGATCAGGGTCCGGACATGAGCGATGCGGCGGTCGAAGAGCTGGACGCGCTCATGGAGCAGTATCCGGACAGGGTTCATTGAGGTGGGGCAGTTACCAATTGCACGCCTCGCGGAGAGGCTCGATTGCAGATTCAAGTCCGCCGATGTTGAAGGTAGCAGTCTTTGAACTCTCGCTATAAGGCGTGAATCGCGCGATTAGCTGATCCTTGCCAAACAACTGCTTTATAACCGGGATAGAAGCGCCGCCTCTCCAAAGCCCCAGGCTACGGTTGTTGGTAGATGCATCCATCCACGCGGTTCGAGCCTTGTCTGAGTCCGTCCGGTATTCGACTTTACCATATCCTCCGACGCGGGAGGTCACATGGCAGGATGTGCTGAGGATCAAGGAGGTTGTGTTTTCCATGCAGCGCACTGTCAGGGTAACAGGCTCACTATCCCACCTGCAGCGAATGAGTTCGTTTGAAGCGACCGTAAGATAGACATTCGTCTGGTCGGTGAGCTTCGACGTTTCGATGTGGGCCTGCCAGTTGCCATCTGTCTTCTGCTCGACGTCTGGCGTCCTGCCGGATATCCGATCATAGCAAGCCAGCCGGTCAAGCTCGCTCTCGACACGGGCGCAGGCATCAATCCCCTCTGAGAAGGCTGGTGATCCTAGCGCCATCACAATGGCTGCAGCGGCGATAGCGATCACCTTCATAGTTTTTCTCCCTGCACACGGTTGTCGGCGCTATCCGGCAGGGGAGGGGCAACTGACTGAAACTCCCGTAATGCCTTCTCGCCAGATTTGAGCCGATCAAGAACGGCGCAGAATCCGAACAGGATAAATGCTCCCAGAGTAGCGTTGACCGCTATTCCGATCTGGATATCGCTGCGCGCGGCTCCGGCAGCGAAAAAGGCGAATATCAGGGCAAGGGTGCCAACTATCGCGAGAATGAATTGCATCGGAACCTCCGGAATATTCCTGGGTCAGACGATGCCATGCAGTTCTTGGTGGGCCAACCCATTCGCGGCTGGGCCATCGTTGGATGGCCGGGCGCTGCGACCGTTTTGCATCATGGGGGCATTTAATGGATAACGATCTCGCCCGGCTCCAGGTCCGTATCGACGCGAACGATGCTCGGTTTCAGCAGGGCGTCCGGCGGACCGAACAAGCATTCGGTCGATCTGCGCGTTCGATTGAAAGCCGTGCTGCTCGCCTGAATTCGCGGATGGAGAATGGGGCACGAAGAGCCGAGTTGGCTTACTCCCGTGTCTCGCGTGCGCTCGTTCCGCTCGGAGCGGCCCTGGGCGTAGCATTCTCCGTGCGGGGCTTTGACCAGGCGCTTTCGCGCCTCGATGCGATCGGGAATACTGCTGACCGGCTCGGCCTGACAACCGACGCCCTGCAAGAACTTCGTTCTGCAGCCAGTCAAGCGGGCATATCCACCGGGACCTTGGACATGGCGATGCAGCGTTTCGGGCGCCGGGTAGCCGAGGCACGGCAGGGTACCGGAGCGGCAAAAAGTGCGCTGCAGGAGATGGGGATTGCGCTGACGGATGCGGAAGGCAAGGCCCGCCCTCTCATGGATGTCTTGCGAGACGTAGCTGATCGACTTGCCACGATGGAGGACAAGACCGACCGAAACCGCCTCGCCTTCAAGTTGTTCGACAGTGAAGGTGTCCAGCTCGTCAATATGCTGGATAATGGCTCGGCTGGGCTCGACAAGTTCATCGAGCGCGCTCACGAGATGAACGCGGTCATTGAAGAGGACAGCATTCGGGCAGCGCAAGGGCTGAAGAACGAAATCGATCTCCTTTCCGATTCTCTCGGGAACAGATTTGTGAATGCTGCAGGCCGAGCTGCTCAGTGGCTCAATAAACTCTTTGACGTCGCGGGTAGTGGCCAGATCCATGAGCTAGAGAGCGAAATTGCAGCCCTCGAACAGTGGATCAGTCAGCCAAGAGACCAACGGATCCTGAACGGGGAGATAGCATCCGAGAGGGACATCGCTCGCGCGTGGAGCCAATTGTATAAGATGAAATCGGAGCTTGATGGCCTCCTGAATAATAAGGAAGCCATTATGACTCCCCCAATTATTGTTACTCCTGATGATGACGACCCGCTTCCATCACGGCGTAGCGGCGGCTCATCGATTGCGCGTGCACCTACCGATCACATGGCCGGCCTTGATCGATATCTGGAGACCCTCCGCCACGAGTCCGAGCTGATCGGCAAGACAGCCGCCGAGACCGCCCGCCTGACGGCAGAATATGACGCGAACCGCGTTGCCAAGGCCGCGCTGGAGAAGATCCGGGCTGAAGGCCGGGAGGCATCGCCAGAAGAGCTGGCACAGCTTGACCAGTTCGTTGAGAAATACACGGACTTGGCCGTCGCCAACCATGCGGCCGAGGAAGCAATCCGGGCCAAAACCAAGGCAGACGAGGAGCAAAAGCGGGCGCAAGAGGAACTGGCGCAGGCGCTATCGAGCACCGCTGATCGCTTGATCGGGGTTATCCAGGGCGCTGACAGCGCAGCGGAGGCAATTCGCAATCTCGCGCTCGAGATACTGAATCTCGGCATGCAAGGGCTGGCCGGCCAAGGGCCGTTTGGAAACCTGCTGGGCGATGTTCTTGGCAATCTGTTCGGCGGCGGCGGCGCGTTTACGTCGAGCATGCCCTCGATGCCCTCTGGAGGCATCCCGATTGCCTTCAACGCCAAGGGCGGCGTCTACTCCGGCCCCGGCATCAGCGCTTATTCCGGCAGCGTCGTCAGCCAGCCAACCGTCTTCCCGTTTGCCAAAGGCATCGGCCTTATGGGCGAAGCCGGCCCGGAGGCGATCTTGCCCTTGCGGCGCGGGCCGGGCGGAAAGCTGGGCGTCGAGGCGTCTGGCGGCGGTGGCGGCACGGTCGTGAATGTCTACGCGCCGCCGGGCAGCGAAGCACGTGAGGAACGGTCCTCCTCGGGTGCGGGCGGGATGGAGCAGATCGATATCTACATCGATCAGAAGATGGCGCAGGCGATCAACCGGCCCGGCTCGTACACGCAGCGCGCACTGGCGACCGGATATGCCGCCCGGCCAATCACGACGCAGAGATAACCCGGGCCAGCGATCCTCTACTCGTCGGCAGGAGTGAACAAGGTCCGAAGGATCATATCCCGGCTGGCGGCTAGGACATCTGGGTTCCCAAACTGCTCCTTGCCCATATCTTCGAGCAGGCCATCAAACTTGGAAAAAGACTCCTTCAACTCATCCTCTGTGAGCACCCCCTTCTTAATTAACGGATAGAGAACGGCAATCATCAGAATTGTGTAGTTAGAATGGGTCTTTCCAACCTGCTCGGCCAACTCTCTCGTCATCTCATACATCACGTTCTCATCTTCCTTTGTTGTCACATGGGGGTGCCCCATTGGGCAGCATATCGCCAAGATCCGGCCGGGCAACATTGCCATTCATATCCCACGACACCGTAGAGGTAGAGTCATGACAATTCCCGTCTGGCCTGCATCCCTGCCGCAAGCGCCGCTCGTGGCAGGCCTCACCATTGGCGATGATGACGCCGTTTTGCGCACAAGCATGGACGCTGGCCCGGCAACACGGCGCAACCGTTTCACGGCCATCACGCAAAGCGCGGGCGCATCGATACTGCTGACTGGCGCGCAACTTGCCACGTTCAACGCTTTCTATCGCGACACGCTCCACAATGGCACGTTTTCGTTTGAGTGGACGCATCCGGGGACCGGGCAGACGGTCAGCTATGCCTTCAAGGGTCCGGTGAAGTTCAGCCTTGTCCGCCCGGACGGCGACCCCGCCGAGCGTCTGTGGCAAGGGACACTAGATCTCGAGGTGCAGCCCTAATGCCAATCTCTGACGCTCTGCGCGCTGACGCATGGGCGCCTGAATCCGATCTTCCGTTGGTGCTGCTGACGATCAGCCATCCCGATATCGATCCGCCGATCCGCGTCGTCAACAACACGGTCGACATCACGTCGCAAGGCAACCTGTTCATGGCCTTCCCCTTTGAGGCTGAACTGCCGGACAGCCCTGAAGATGCCCCGCCGCGCGCCCGTCTGCGTATCGATAATGTCAGCCGCGAGATCGGGCAGACAATCCGGCTTATATCCAGCCCGGCGACCGTGAGCATCCAGATAGTTCGACAGGGCGATCTGGATACGATTGAGGCAGAGTTCCCCGGCTATCGGCTGTCGGGTGTCCGCTATGACGCGCTAACGGTCGAGGGCGATCTGACGCGTGAGGATCTGACGCGTGAGGTTTACCCATTTCTGACGTTCTCGCCTGCAGAGTTCCCAGGCCTCATAAAATGACGGCAGATGAGTTCGTCGCCCGCGCGCTGGCCGTGCCGTTCAAGGGTCGCGGCCGGGGCTGGGGCGGTTGGGACTGCTACGGGCTTGTCAGAGCGTTCGCCCGCGAGGTGCAGGGGATAGAGTTGCCGGCCTTCGATGTGGGTTATGAGACAGCCGGCGATACGCTTGAGGACCGCGAGGCAATCCAAGCCATGGTCGAGAGCAGCCGGCCTGCCTGGCACCGCGTAGAGCGGCCGCAGGCGGGCGATGTGCTGGTGCTGAGCATCACGGGGCTTCCGATCCACATGGGCGTGATGGTCGATCACAGGCGCTTCCTGCATGCCGAGAAGAAGCTCGGGACAGTCGTTGAGCGCCTGTCGTCACCGATCTGGGCCAAGCGCATCGAGGGGGCGTATCGTTATGCTGCCAGTTGAGCGCGAGCCCGGCTTTGTCACGCTGACAGCAGCGGCGCATCCCTTCCGCGCGAGCCGCGACGTTCTGATGGTGCGCGAGGGTCAGTCGCTGGCCGAGATGCTGCATGAGGCTCAACCGGACTCGGTGCTGCGTCGGCACGCCACTATCTTTATCGCCGGGCACCGGATCGATCCGCGCCACTGGCACCGGACCTATCCGAAGGCCGGGGCGCATGTGGAAATCCGCGTCTTGCCGGCGGGCGGCGGCGGGGGTGGCAGTAAGAACGTTCTGCGCACCGTCATGATGGTCGCCGTTATGGCGCTCGCGATTGCGGTGCCGTTCATAGCGCCGGGTATGATGACCGCCATCGGTGCGGCACTCGGAGCATCAACAACGGTCGCCGCCGGGGCTACGCTCTCTGCAGCGGCGATGCTGGGTGGGGCGCTGACGACTGCCGCTATCGGTATGGTCGGTAGCCTCCTGATCAATGCGCTGGTTCCAATCCGACCCCCAAAGATCGGCCGCTCAGATACCGCTCCGGTCTTCGGCATCGAGGGCGCGCGCAACAGGGCCAATCCGTTCGGGGGCGTGCCGCAGGTCCTTGGCCGGCTGCGCGTCGCTCCGAATTTCGGCGCCATGCCCTATACCGAGATCGTGGGCGACGATCAGTATCTGCGCCTGCTCTTCGTCTGGGGCGTCGGCCCGCTGGCAATTGATGAGGCCAGCCTGCGCATTGGCGAGACAGCGCTTTCAGATTTCGAGGGCGTCGAGGTTGAGCACCGCGCGGGCTATCCCGATGATGAGCCGCTGACGCTCTATCCGGGCACGGTGACGGAAGAAGCGCTGCAGGTGCTCCTGCTCGATAGCAAAGATGGCGGCGCGACAGGCCCGCATGTCCGCAACAGCGGAGCGGACGCCGACGAGATAGGGTTGGATTTCTCGTGGCCGATGGGGCTGCGGTGGTATCGCGGCAGCAAGAACAAGACGGCATCGACAACTGTCCCGCTGCGCGTCCGCTATCGCGAGGTCGGCGCGACTGAATGGCAGACGCCAAACCTGACCGCACACACTTTCCCGGCGGGGTGGCAGTCCGGCGACATATTCAATTTCCAAGGGCGCACGCAGAAGCCGATCCGTCACGGGATGCGCTGGTCTGTCCCACGTGGCCAGTATGAGGTCGAGGTCACCTGCACGAGCGCATGGGGTGTCGATGATGGTGCCAATCGCACCTATTGGACCGTGCTCCGAACGATTACCGATGAAGACCCGATCCAGAGCCGGGTGCCGGTTGCCAAGACGGCGCTGCGCATCCGGGCGACCGATCAGCTCAACGGGGTAGTCGATCAGCTAAACGGCATCGTGACGACGCTCGGGAAAGACTGGGACGGCGAGGCGTGGGGTGACGATCAGGAGCTGACGAACCCGGCGGCGCTGATCAGGCATGTCCTGCAAGGCAAGGCGAACGCGGTAGCGATGCCGGATGAGCGCATTGACTTGGCCAGCCTTGAGGATTTCCACGAGCACTGCGTCGAGAATGAGTTCACGTTTGCGCAAGCCCGAGCGGGCGGCAGTGTCTGGGAGGCGCTGGCCGATTGTGCCGCCGCTGGCCGGGCTGCACCGGCAGAGGTGGATGGCAAGTGGGGGGTGCTGATCGATCGGCCGCAGGCGGTGCCCGTGAGTCATATCACGCCGCGCAACAGCTCGGGGTTCTCGGTCGAGAAGGCATTCACGGAGCTGCCGCATGCGTTGCGGGTGCCGTTCGTCAATGAGCGCGAGAATTACCGGACGGATGAGCGCCGCGTCTATCGCGACGGCTATGACGAGAGCAATGCGACGCTATTCGAGCAGATGGATTTGCCCGGTGTCACAAACCCGGACCAGATCTGGAAGCTCGGCCGCTACCGGCTGGCGCAAGGCATCCTGCAACCCGAACGGTTCACGTTCCGGCAGGATATGGAATACCTGACCTATCAGCGCGGCGACCGGGTGCGCATCACGCATGATGTTTTGCTGGTCGGACTGGCGACAGGCCGGGTCAAGGCGGTGTCAATCAATGATGATGGCGAGGTGACAGGACTCACTCTTGATGAGGCCGTGCCGATGGAGGCGGGCAAGAGCTACGGGCTTGCCATTCGCAATCTGGGCGGCAGCGTCACGGGCCAGATCGTGACAGAGGCAGGCGACCAGAATGAGGTGACGTTCAGCACGCCAGTCCCGGCAGTGGATGATCCAATGGCGGAAGAGGGCAAGCGCCCCGCGGTGGAGCGCGGCGACCTGTTCGGGTTTGGGTTGCTCGGGCAGGAAACCGATGATGCGTTGATCGTCAGCATCCGGCCAGCGCCGGATTTCCGGGCCGAGGTTGTGGCCGTTCCCTATCGCGAGGCGGTTTACAGCGCTGACACCGAGGCAATCCCACCTTTCGACACGAATTTGACGCCCCTGCCCGTGCCAGAAACCCCGACCATCGTCCAGACCGTCTCTGACGAGAGTGTGATGCGTCGGGAGGACGATGGCAGCCTAGAGGCGCGCATTCTCGTGGTGCTGGGCTTCACGTCCGGCGCGCGCACGCCATCGACGCGGATACAGGTTCGCTATCGCATTGAGGGCACGGGAGAGTGGGAGCTCCTGGCGTTCGATCGCAATGAGCGCATCATAATCTCGGATGTTGAGATCGGTGCGACCTACGAGATCCAGGTACGGACGGTTTCCCTGCTGAATGAGCCCTCGCCATGGGTCTCAGCCACCGAGACCGTGATCGGCAACACGACGCCGCCGCCCGATGTGACGGGGCTGGAAGCGACGCTCGAGAACTTCGCCGTGCGGCTGCGCTGGGATGATGTCGATGTGATCGATATCGAGGCCTACCATGTCGAGCAGCTGATCGAGGGTGACTGGCAGCGGCTCGATATTATCGACGCGACGAATTATAAAACAGACGTGCTGCCGACCGGGGGCACAGAGAGCCAGGTCTACGAGTTCCGGGTGCGGGCCGTGGATAGCGGCGGGCTGGTCTCGGAGAGCTGGACGCAGACCAGCATCACGATCAACGTGCCGGAGCAGCCGAGCGTAGCGCACCGCTTCGACGGGCCGAACTTTGTCATCACCTGGAATACGCCCGAGGCGGAGTTCCCGATTTCGCATTACATCGTGCGCCGTGACGGGCTGCCGGTGGACGCGCCGAAGACGAACCTTTTCACCATCAAGGCGGATTGGGGCGGGCAGGAAACCTGGTCGATTGCTGCAGTGGACGTGGCCGGGAATGAGAGCGCCGAGGCAGCCATTACGGTCGAGATTACGCCGCCCAGCGTCGAGCAGCGCCCAAGCCGGGTGATCGGCAACAACGTCCTGCTCTATTGGGACGGGTCGCGGGCCAGCCTGCCGATCGACCATTACCGGATTTCGGTCGGGCCGTTTGCGGAGAGCGCCATCGTGCGCGGCACCGTCTCGACCACCTTCTTCGCGCTGTTTGAATCACAGGGCGGCACCTATCGCTATTGGGTGACGGCGGTCGACACGGCGGGCAATGAGAGCGCGGCATCCTCGCGCGAAAACACGCTGACCGATCCGGGCGGCTATCGCCTGTTCAGCTCGTTCCGAACGCCGTTCGAGGTGGATTGGACGACGACCGAGACACCTGACGGCATCGTGCAGGCAGGGGCAGTGCACAGCAATGCGATGCTCGAGGCTGGCGGTGTGGTGCTGCCGGTGGATACGAGCGAGGAATACGGCGAGCATTTCAGCGCGCGCGGCTGGGCCAGCGAGCAGGATCAAATCGACGCTGGCTATCCGATCTATGCGCAGCCGACGCTAGCGACGGGCCAGATCGTGCTGGAATACGATTGCGGCGTAGTGGTGCCGGGCAGCAAGATCACCGCCTCGCCAGTCTATGCGGTGATCGCCGGCAGCCCGACAGTCTCGACCAATATCGAGGTGCGCGAGAGCGCGTCCGATCCGTGGACCGACCTGCAGGCAGACGAGGCTTACACCACGAATTTCCGCTTCATCCGCGTGACGGTCGATGTGGCGTCCGGCAGCGATACCGGGCTGGTGAAACTGGACGAGCTGATGACCGTGGTTGCGGTCGAGGTGATCACCGAGAGCGGGGCCGCGCAGGTGACGGCGAACCCGACAGCGGTGGTGCCGAGCGAGCCGTTCATCGACATATCGAGCATCGTGGTTTCGATCGCTGACGGGCAGCGCGGCTATGCCGGCGTCGATTGGGATGATGAGCCCGAAAGCTTCAATCTCTACGCGTGGGATCTGGACGGCAACCCGATCAGTGCGCTCGTCAGTTACACGATAACGGGGAGCTAGATGGCTGATTTCAAGGACTTTCTGAGCACCGATGGCTATCTCGCGCGGCTGACCAGGCTGAACGAGATCAAGACGGCGCTTGCGCAATGGTTGTCGGTCGGCACCCATAGCAACGTGCCCGAGGGCGCAATCCGCTGGTCGCAGTCGCAGAAGCGGTGGGAGGTGTATTCCGGCGGCACATGGGGCGCGCTGGAGACCGAATACAACGTCAACGTCAAGCAGCTGCAGGGCGCGGAGCCGAACACTGCCGCCAGCAACAGCACTCTCGTCAAGCGGACTGCAACGGGGCAGGTGAAAGCGGCCGCGCCATCGACCAATGACGAGGTGACGACGCGGGCATTCTCGGACGCGCGCTATGTGCGGCAGGAGAATTTGGGCGACAGCGGCGGGGTGTCTGTCGAGAACGCCGCCAAACTCGGCGGTCAGCTGCCAGCCTATTACCGGAACGCGAGCAACATCAATGCCGGGACCCTGCCGCTGGCGCGGGGCGGCACCGGGGCAACAAGTGCGGGGGCAGCAAGGACAAGCCTTGGCTTCACTCTGTCGGCCCCGATGCTGGCCCGCCTGAATGCGGGCAAGGACCACTCTCTCCAAGTCTGGCAGGACGGGACTGCCACGGAAGGCGGGCTAATCTCCCCTGCGCAACTTGCCGAAGCGGCAGGGGATAAAACCGCTATCGGCACGGTCAACTGGTTCGCTCTGTCAACCCCGCCTGATGGCTGGCTGGTTTGCGACGGGCGGGCGATCACGAGTCTCTATCCTGATCTGCGGCAAGCGCTGATTGATGACGGCTATCCCTGGGAGCAGGACGGCAGCGGTAATCCGCTCATTCCCGATCTGGTGTCGGAGAACCGCTTTATCCGTGCAGCGGGGGGAGACCTGTCTGTTGGCGATGTGCAGGGCGATGCGATCAGGAACATCACAGGGGAGTTTTCACGCACCTCTGATTCTGGCGCAACTTCCGCAACAATAGGGTTGCTGGAAGGTGCATTCAAGCTGGGAAAATCAACGTTCTCGAGCATGTCGGACAGGGCCTCTCATGGCAGCGCAAGTATCGAATTCGACGCCTCTCTCGTTGTCCCGACCGCCGATGAAAACCGCCCGAAGAACCTCGCGATGCTCCCCTGCATCAAAGCATTCGGTTCGGCGATCAATATCCCCGGTCAAGCGGAAATCGACAACATCCTGCAGCAGACGCAGGTGCAGGTGGACCTTGCTGCCCCGGCGGCTGTTCGCGACGGGCTTGCGTGGGAGCAGATCGCAGAAATTGAGGTTGGAACTTCCTCCGCTGTCGTGATCACCGAGCTGGACTTTAGTAGAGAAACAGTATTCTTCCTTGCATACTTACAGTGTGACAACAGTAGCAGTGCCAATTATCTTAGAATAAACTCTAGCGAGGATGGGGGATCAACATGGTTATTCGGCACTGGGTTCCCTTTGAGTGCCCACCGGAGGTGGGATAACACCATACTGCGGGGTTCGTTGAAGACAACCCCTGCGGACGGAAATTTTGTCATGAAAGAGTATTCAATAGCAGAGAGCGGCGGAGTAAATGCGAATTTTGAAGCACAGTCCCCGTTTATTTCCGGTGAAGGTCATGTAGTGGTGTCATCCCAAACTAATGCGGTGAGATTTGATTGGTTCGCAGGTAGCTTCCGGTCTACTAGTTTGCCGTCAGATTTTGCTGACCGTATTTATGTCTACCAGCGGGGCTGACATGCAGATCATCCACAACGTCAAGACCGGCGAGGCGCGCGAAGAAGCTTACACGCGCCCAGAGGAGCCCACCCCCGAGGAGCTCCGGGAGCAGATGCCGCCTATCACCGCAAGGCAGCTACGGCTGACACTGAGGCGAGCAGCCGGCATCACGCCCGCCATGGTCGATGGCATCATCGCTGGCATCGAGGATGAGGGCGAGCGCGAGGATGCGCTGATCGAATGGGAATACGCCTCGCACTATGAGCGTCTGCACCCTCTACTTGCGCAGATTGCCGACGCTCTGGAGCTGACTGACGAGGCGGTTGACGCCCTCTGGGACCAGGCCCTGACCGCCTGACCCTCTCGCGCCACGGCGCACACCCTGACATCATCGCACGGAGGTCCGTCCCATGGGCGCCTATTCGGCTGCGTATTCCAGCGGCTATGACATTGGCGAGGGAGGGGTGCAGACCCCGACGCCCCCCGAGCGGGTCTTTATCGTCGCGCATCAGCGTGGGCTTTGCGAGGGGCCGCGCGTCAAAGATCCCGACGCTGTGCTTGACTACGCATTTGATTGGTCCGGCTGGCTGTCGGAGGGCGAGAGCATCGCCAGCCACGAGATCACGGCCAGCGGGGTCACGATCATCACCTCGAGCGAGGCCGCCGGGCTTGTGACCGTCTGGACCGAGGGCGGCGCGGCCAACAGCATCGCCCGCATCACCAACCGCATCACGACCGATAACGATCCGCCGCGGACGGACGAGCGGACGGCAACGATCCGTATCCGGGAATTGTAGGAGTCTCAACCATGGCAAAACTGACGCGCGCGGAATTTCTGTCCGAGCTAAACGAGCGCATCCCGGACAACAACACGCGCCGGATCACGCCTGCCGATCACCGATCGGTTGAGGCTGATCTTGCGGAGAGCGCTGTCTGGCACGACGAAATCGGCACGGCTGCGCAATCCGACGCTGGAGATTTCGCGCCGGCCTCACACACGCATGCGCTCGCGGACATCACCGACGCCGGATCGGCAGCGGCATCCGATGCCGGTGATTTTGCCGCCGCCAGCCACCAGCACACCGCATCGGACGTGACGGATTTCGCTGCCGAGTCTCGCGCCATCATCAGCAATACGCTGACCGCCGGCGCGAACGTCACGCTGACGCCATCGGGCGATACGATCCGGATTTCTGCATCCGGCGGCGGCGGTGGTGGTGGGGGCGGCGATATGGACGCCGCGATCTACGATCCGACCGGGATCGGCGCGGATGCGTTTGCGCGTTCCAATCACACCGGCACGCAGGCGATTACGACCGTGGCCGGGCTGCAAGGCGCGCTCGACGGCAAGGCGGCAGCGGCGCACACGCACCCCGCCAGCGACATCACGGATCTTACAGCAGCCGTGCAGGGCGTCACACTGACCGAGGCGCAGGTGACGGCGCATCAGGCCGCGCTGAGCATCACCAAATCGCAGGTGACGGATTTCGGCAGTTATGCACCCGTCAGCCATACCCACACGCTTGCGCAGATTACCGATGCGGGAAGCGCCGCCAGCGCGGCAACAGGCGATTTCGCGACAGCGGCGCAAGGTGCGAAAGCGGACAGCGCCGTGCAGCCCGGCGACCTCGCAACCGTGGCAGCCAGCGGAGATTACGGCGACCTATCCAACACGCCGGCACTCGACTTTGCCCCGGCAGCCCATGTCAGCGATACCGACAACCCGCACGGCGTCACGGCTGCGCAGGTCGGGCTCGGCAGCGTCGACAATACGGCCGATGCCGACAAGCCAATCTCGACAGCCCAGCGATCAGGACTGCTGGCGGTCGTCAACCACGGCACGAGCGCAGCAACCGCCCGCCCGCCCGGCGCAACGGCGGTCTACTGGATCGGCTCGGTCGAGCCAGCCAATGCGGAGGATCATGACCTCTGGCACGATACGGCGGGGGGCGCGTGATGTTGTTTCGCAGGCAGGGCAGCGCGTGGCTCGATGGCGCCTCGACGGTCGGCGGTCCGCCGGTCAGGGTGCGCCATCTTGGCGAGTGGGTCGGCGGCGGCGTCGTCTATGACGACACGGACGACACGACTGTTGATTTCATCTGGACCGGCGCGCAGAGCGAGGATGGCATTGTCGTCTCGACAAAGCTGGCCGTGCCGGACGGCGCCATGGCGCGCCTCGCGGTCTCGCCGCACGAGGATTTCTCGGCTGACGTGCGGTTCGGGCCGGACGCAGAGGTTACCGATGGGCTGATCAAGCTGAGCGCGGACGGGCTCGATGCGGATGCGCAATATCACTGCGCGATCCGGGTCAAAGATACCGTCTACCTGAAAAAGCTTGGTCGGTTCCGCACCCTGCCCGCATCGGGGACGGTAAAAAGTTTCGCGCTCGCCTTCGCGTCGTGCTCCAAGATTTCTTTCGGTGCGATCTCATTTGAGCGGATGCTAGCGCGCGAGCCTTTGGCGATGGTGCATCTGGGCGATTGGGTTTATTCGGATTACGCAGGGACCGATAGCGCCGTGTGGATCGGGGGCATGCACGCCGCGTTTGACGATGCAGCGCGGGCGCAGTTTCACCGCGAAATCCCGACCTACTACATGTGGGACGACCACGATTTCGGGCCAGACGACAGCTCTGGATACAACGCAAACGGCGTGCCAAACGCGTATCGCCAGCCGCGCCTCAATGACTATCGCGCCATTGTCCCGCACCCGCCGTTGGCAGACCCAGCCTCGGATGCCTCGCCTTATTACGCCGTGGATATCGGGCGCGCGCGGCTGGTAGTGACGGACACCCGGTCCTCGCGCATCCACAAGACGGCGACAGACAATGCCAGCAAGACAATGCTCGGCGCCGCCCAGAAAGCATGGCTGAAAACCCAATTCGATTGGCTCGCCTCGAATCCGGAACGTGCGATGATCTGGGCGCAAACAATGCCATGGATCGGAACCGGTAGTTCGACGGCAGATCATTGGGCTGGCTATTCCACAGAGCGGCAGGAGTTGGTCGATTACCTCACGGGCGTCACCGGCCCGGCAGATGTCTCGGGCCGCATCGTCATGCTCAGCGGCGATGCGCATATGCTGGCCTATGACGATGGCAGCAACGCGCCGGGCGGCATCCGCGTCTGCCATGCCGCGCCGTTGGGGCAAAACACCTCGACAAAAGGCGGCCCGTATAGCGGGGGCACCGTCCGTGCGAGCACCACCCAATACGGGATGCTCCAAGTCACGGACGATGGTGAAAACCTCATCTGCAACTTTCGCGGCTACCGCTCCGACACGGATGCGGAGGTGATAACCAGCGGCGAGTTTGCCCTGATCGGCAGCATCCCGGATACGACCCCGCCCGAAATTCTGACAGGAGATACCCAGGCTGGGACCGCCGACGCAGACTGGTCAATCACGCTGACCGCCGACGAGCCGGTAACGTGGAGCATAATCGGCGGCGCAGATGCCGCGCTGTTTGGTCTTGACGGCGCCATCCTGTCGCTGCCCGGGCAGCCTGTCGGGAGTTACGTCGTCACGATCCGGGCGACGGACGCGGCTGATAACGCATCCGAAAAAACGCTGACCATCACGATAGCCGAGGCATCGACCGGCTCGCCGGAAATCGTGAACACGAGCACGAACGGGTATAGTGGCGCCGCGTCTGGCGGGAATACATCGGGCAGTGTGCCGATCCCCTGGGCAGTGACGGCAGGCAATATGCTTGTCGCCTTCATGGCTCCTGACAAGTCGAGCGGGGCAATCGCTACCCCGGCGGGGTGGACGCGGATAATGGCGCATGAAGCCGGACCAGAGCAATCCGGGGCTGTTTTCTACAAGATTTCTGACGGGTCAGAAACGAGTTTTGAAACGACATGGGGGAACTCGCGACATTGGGCGGGCGCTGTGGTCGAGCTTTCGGGTGTGTCTACAGTGGCGCTGTCCGAGCTCGACACCTCATTCGTCTCCACCGCGACCACCAGTCTCGCAATGCTGTCGTCAGCCACCGCCCCGAGCGGTGCGATGCTCATTGCCGCCCTTGCAGTCGACTCGGCCCCCGATCCCTGGGGGCTTTTGACATCCTGGAGCAACGATTTCGAGGAAGCCGCCCTCGCGCCGGGTTTCGGAAAATTTCCGGGCCTGAGTGTCTCCGCGAAATTGGCGGATTCCGCAGCGCCTATCTCGACAACAGCGACGTGGAACGTCACCGATCAGGCACTCGGATTCATGCTCGCGCTCACCTAGCCGCTGCCCGTAGCCGCTCACCCGTGACCCGCAAGCACGCTTGTCGGGCACTTTTCCTGATTCCTGATATACAAAACGGAGCATCCTATGCTTGACCTCTGGTGGCACACCGGACCTGCTATCGCGTGGATAGACGGCAGACTCGTTGACATGCCCGTCTACAACGAGCCCGAGCTTGGCTTTACGCATATCGCCGCTCTGGACGAGCGCGCAACGCCGCCCCTGCCGCAGTCCATGGTCGCGTTTGCCGACCCGCATATCACCTGCCGCTATCACGTGGTGACGGTCGGCGCGCCTGCCCCTGATCACCCCGGCAAGCGGCTGTTCGCCAACTGCCGCGAGCCGATCCACGTCCCCGCCGGCATGCAGATCGCATTCTCGCCGGAATGATCCTCACGCGCTGGGCGATTATCGGATTGCGCCGTCTGGGCGAGCCCGGCGCGGTCATGATCTCGACCCCGAATGTCGGCCGTATCGGCGTTGCGCTGGGCGACCGGCTGCTCTGCGTCCTGCCGGCCTGCACCTTGCGGGAGCTCTACGATCTGCGGGCAATCGAGTGCTACGGGCGCGGCCAGATATTCGCCCGCTGGAGGTTGACAGATGCTGGAGTCGCTATCCGCAGACGAGCGATATCGGGTCGAGGTGTTCGTCGAGGCCTTGCGGACGAGCCAGAGTTTCGATGGGCTGACCCGCCAGCAAAGCC